AACGGCTGATCGACTCGAAAGTCTCGGCGCTGGCCGAGCCCCGGACTCGCTCCGGGTGAGGGTCGACGCGCGCGCGTCGGTCTTCGCCCGGGGCACGTCCTCGCACGTCCTCGATACCCCATTGGAGATTCCGAACATGCAAGTCGCCATGCGCGCACCGAAGCGCGACACGCACAGCGTTGTGCTCGAAGGTTTCAGCTACCCCGTCAACGAGAACGGGGTCGCGATCGTCCACACGAATCACGTGCCGGCCGCCAAGAGCCTCGGCTTCAAGCCGTGCTCCGAAGAGAGCCCCGACGCGCCCGCGGTGTCCTCGCTCAGCGAGAAGGATTGGGCGGCCTTCCAGGCGTTCAAAGCGTCGCAGCCCGCGGAGTCGAAGGCCGAGCCCGCGCCGACGACGATCCTCGACATGAAGCCGAGCACGTCGGCCCCCGCCGCCCAGCCCCCGAAGAAGTAACGGGCCGACGTGCCGTTCGCTCCGCTGATCACGCTCGCCAACGTCACGGACTGGCTGCAGTCCAAGGGCGGCGGCCCGTTCCCGGCGACCAGCAACGGCACGCTCACGCGCGTCATCGCGTCCGTGAGCACGTTCGCCGCCCAATACCTGCAGGGCCCGGTCGCGCCCATCACCGTCACCGAGACGTACAACGGCAACGGTCGCGGCGCGCTGGCGCTCCGGCAGCGTCCCGTCCTTGCCGTGACGTCGCTCACGGTGGGCAACGGGACCGTCTCGGCGCGCGTGGGCCTGACGGGCAGCGGCTACGTACTGGATGGCGATCTCCTGAGGCTTCCCTGCCAGGGCTTCTGCTGGGGCGTCCAGAACGTTCAGGTCGTCTACAGCGCCGGCTACCAGACGGCCGACATCACGACGGTGCCGACGCCGGGGTCCGGCAACCCGACGATCGACGCCACGGACCTCTCTAGGCCGTGGAACACGGACGGCGGCGTCGCGTACGCGACGGGCTCGACGTTCCTGGCCATCACGACGACGCCCACGCTCGCCGGCACCTACCAGCTATCCACGGACCCGCAGGGGAACGCCGAGTACGTGTTCGCGCCTGCGGACGCGGGGGCCGAGATCGTCGTCACGTACGGCTACACGCCGGAGGACATCCAGCAGGCGCTCGTCGAGCTCGTGGGCGAGCGGTTCCGGGGGCGGGATCGCATCGGCGAAGCCTCGCAGTCGCTCGGTGGCCACGTGACGACGTCCTTCTCGCAGAAGGACATGAACGCGACGATCAAGTCGCTGTTGCAGCCCTATAGGCAGGTTGTGCCGGTGCCATGAGCCTCATCGAAGGACAGGTGACCGGCGCCGAGGCCGTGACGGCACGTCTCGCGCGCCTCCCGTCCGTGGCCCGCCAAGCGGTCGTCGATGCGATGCGGAAGATGTGGCTGCAGGTCCAGACCAATGTTGTCCGTGGCAAGCTCTCGGGCGACCCGCTCAAGCGCGTGACAGGCAACCTCGCGTCGAGCATCAACGTCGGCGGCGCATCGACCGCGACCGAGTTTCAGGAAGCCGATGACCAGATCGTCGGCCGCGTCGGCACGAAGGTCCGATACGGCGCCGTCCACGAATACGGAGGCGAGGTCGATGTTCCGTCGCACGAGAGAAAGATCACGCAGGTCTTCGGGCGCCCCGTCTCGGCGCGTACGGTCGTGGTCCGCGCGTACCAGGCTCGTTTCCCCGAGCGGTCGTTTCTTCGTTCGACGCTTCGCGAGATGAAGGACGACATCGAAGCGCAGATCGCTCGCGCCGCCCAAGAAGCCGCGGAGAAAGCGTGAGCTTCCCGGGGCGCGAGAACGTCGCGGCGGCGCTCTTCGCGCTGGTCGACACGACCGTGCAGTCGGTGTTGCCACTCGTCACGAGCTCGCGCCACTTCCGATTCCCGACGCAGGTCGACTCCGGCGAGACGCCGGCACTCTTCCAGTTGCAGACCGGCGAGGACCACGCGCGCGACCCCGGTGGCCTCATTGGCATTCCGCCGAAGCGCACGATGCGGTTCGAGATGTGGATCTACGTCGCGACCTCCCAAGAGGACAGCGTCGTCCCGACGACGTCGATGAACGCCGTCGTGGACGCCATGCAGGACGCCTTCACGCCACCGACCAGCAGCCCGCAGAACGTGCAGACGCTCGGGAAGCTCGTCGCGTCGGCACGCATCCGCGGCGACGTCTTCTACGGCGAGAACTTCCAAGGGGACGGGCGAAACCTCGTCATCGTCCCGATCGAAGTCATCGTCCCCTAACGCTCACGCCGACCCTTCGCTGAATCACCACGCCCTGCGCGGCATACGCCACGCGGGGCTTTTCGTTTTGTCGCGCTCACGCGCGCGACGAGGAGCCACGACGCCATGTCGCTCGCTACAGGTGTGTACAATTTCGGAGCCGGATACCTCTTCACGAGGCGCACGGACATCACGACCCCCACGCCGACGCAATTCGGAGTCCTTCAGGACGTGTCGATCACGTTCGACCGGACCCTGAAGGAGCTGACTGGGCAACTGCAGTTCCCGGTGGACGTCGCGGTCGGGGCCGGAAAGATCACGTGCTCCGCGAAGCACGCCGAGTTCGACATCAACATGTTCAACTCGCTGTTCTTCGGCAACACGCTGACGAGCGGCGCGGGCACGCAGGTGACCGCGAACGAGTCGCACGCCATCCCGACCACGCCCTACCAGGTCACGATCGCTCCGCCTTCCTCGGGGACGTTCGTGCAGGACCTCGGCGTGCGGTACGCGACGGGCGGCCAGCTACTCCGAGTCGCCTCGGGCCCGGTGACTGGCCAATACAGCGTTGCGGAGCCGAGCGGCGTCTACACGTTCGCGGCGGCCGATACAACGCTCACGGTGCTCATCAGCTACAGCTACACGGTCACGACGGCCACGATGAACGAGATCGTCATCACGAATCAGCTGATGGGCGTCGGCCCGACCTTCGAGGCCTTCCTGCAGCTCGGCTATCCGAACAACGTCGGCACCGTCAACCCGTTCAACTTGAAGCTGAACGCATGCCGGTCGAGCAAGCTCGGATTCCCGCTCAAGAACACCGACTACACGATCCCTGACTTCGAGTGGCAGGCTTTCGCGGACAGCTCGGGCAACATCGGCATCCTGTCGCAAATCTGATGGCACCCATGTTCCCCAACGCAGAACTGCTGGCCGAAGACGACGTCCCGACCATCGCGCTCGGTGGCGTCAAGTGGCCGATCGCGGGCCTCGTGCCGCGACAGCTGAAGATCGTCGTGCCGCTCATCATGAACACGATGCCGGCCATCGCCAAGAACGCGATCAGCGAGGAGACGGTCGAGGCGATGTGCAGGATCGTCTTCGTGGCGATCGAGCGCGGCCACAAGGGCCTGACGCGCGAGGAGTTCGACGATATGCCCATGGGGCTCGACGAGCTCGCGGACGGCGTCGTCGTCGTCATGAAGCGCTCCGGCATGTTCAAGGAGAAGGCGTCACCGGGGGAAGCTCCGGGGAGCTCCCCGACTGGCCCGCGCTGACCGCGAAGGTCTGCGCGCGCACGGGCTGGACGTGGGCCTACGTCTGGAACGAGCTGGAGTATCCCCAGATTCAGGCCATGTTCGCGCACTGGCTCCTGGAGCCTCCGCTCGAGGCCATCGTCCCGCGGTGGCTCGGCTACAAGGCCCCGAAAGAGTCCAGCGCGCCGCGCCCCGCGACGTGGGCAACGCTCGATCCCGCCGAGAGGGCGGAGCGCGATCGCAAGACCGCTGAAGAGTACATGCGCCTCTTTCCCGTGAACGGGCAGGCGCCTGGCGCGCGCCCTTTGAGGTGATGCATGGCTGATTCCCAGGTCTCGGTCGAGATCCTTGCCAAGATCGACGGGCTGCAGAGCGGCCTCTCCGAGGCGGCGGCGGCCATGCAGTCCGCCGCGGAGGCCATGACCGCCTCGATGAAGAACGTCGAGGAATCTTCGGAGGGGACCGAGACCAAGCTCGGCGAGCTCACGGAGCGCGTGAAGGAGTTCTTCGAGTTCGAATACATCAAAGAGGGCGCGGAGTTCTTCCAGGAAAACATCGAGCGGATCAAGGGCGCGTTCGAGGCCACGGCTGGCGCGGCCGTAGAGTTCGCGCTGTCCAACGAGCGCTTCGCGGGCGTCATGGGCATCAGTACCGAGAAGGCCGCGGGCCTGTCGGCGGCTCTACAAAACTCGGGGTCCAGCACGGAGGCGTACGAGTCGATCGCGCTGCGCCTCGAACACAGCCTGCGTTCCGCGGGCGGCGCTTCGGACGCGCTCAAAAATCAGTTCAAGGACGCCAACGGGCATTTCCTCACTGGCGGCGACCTCATGGATCGCCTTCAGGAGGTGACCGGCAAATATGCGGGGGGCGCGGCCCGTACATCCGTCGAGGTGGCGTTGCTCGGCAAAAACACCGCCGAGTACCAAGACGTCGCCAAGGCCACTACGGAGGCGGCCGCCGAGCAGACCGAAATCTACAAGCGGATGGGCATCACGTCCTTCGGCCTCGACGATGCGACGCGCAAACTCGACGACGCCACGGGGAACCTGAGCACGACGTGGAAGGCGGAGAAGATCCTGATCGGTCAGGAGCTCACGCCGGCCTTCACGGCACTCTTCGATGCCATGGGCCAAGACGGCCCGCAGATGGCCGGTGCGCTCGGAACGGCCGTCAAGGTACTCGGCACGGCCTTCATTGGGCTGAAAGCGATCGTTGTCGTCGTGGCCGCCAGCATGGCGGCGTCCCTCATGGAAGTTTGGGACGGCATCAAGATCGGCGGAGAACTCGTCAACGACGTCATCACGGGTCAGTGGAAGAACATCGGTCGCGATTTCCACGGCGGCATCGCCGAGATGAAGAACGATTGGACCGGTCTCACGACGACGATCGATCAGGAGACGAAGGGTGCCGCCAAAGAGATCGACGCCCTTTGGGCGAAGAAGCCGAAGTCGACCCCTGCGCCGCATCCTTCGGGCGGTCAGGCCGCCGGGGACGATCTCTACGCTGGCAAGAAGGGCCCGAAGGACAACAGCGACGAAGAAGCCCTGAAGGCCGCGGAGGCCGTCGACCTTGAAAGGATCGCGCTCGCCAAGGACACGAACGCGCACTTGCTCGCGATGGGCAAGGAGACGACCGACGCCTATATCGCCGACGAGAAGCGGCTCGCAGACGCCGCCTATGCCGAGAAGGCCGACGATCTATCGCTTGAGATTGCCGCAGCGGCCGGCAAGAAGGCCGAACGCACGCGGCTTCTTGGCGAGCTCGCGCTCCTCGAGCAGACGCACAAGGACGAGATCGTCCGCATCGACCAGGAAGCTGAGAGCAAGCAGGCCGAGGTTGCGAAGGCCGCTCTCGCGGACGCCAACGCCGCCGAGAATGAGTCGCTCGCCGAGAGTCTCGAGGGCCTGAAGCGCAAGCAGGAGGCCGGCACCATCACGTACGCCAAGATGGCCGAGCAGGAGATCCTGTTCACGCGCATCGCGGCCGACAACGAACTGCAGCGGCTCGACGACGAGATCGCGACCCTCACGGTGGGCACGCAAGCCTACGACGAGGCCATGAAGGCGCGCGAAAAGCTCGCGCAGAAGTTCTCGAAGGACGAGTCGAAGATCAAGGACGACGCCGCGAAGGAACAGCGGGCCAAGACGTTGGCGGAAGTGCAGCAGGGCGCGACCGCGCTGTCGGGACCGTTCAAGACGGCGATCGCCGACATGATCGGCCACGGCAAGAGCTTCGGCGACTCGATGAAGACGATGTTCCTCAGCATCGCCGACAACTTCGCGCAGATGACCGCGGAGATCGTCGACAAGTGGGCAGTCGCTCAGATCACGAATGCGCTGCTGGCGTCGAGCACCGCCGCCACGAGCGGGGCCGCGCAGATATCGACCGCTGCCGGCGTCGGCGCCGCGAACGCGGCCTCGTCGCAAGCCGGCATCCCGATCGTGGGCCCCGTGCTCGCGATCGCGGCCGCGACTGCGATGGAAGGCTTCATCCTCGGGCTGTCGAGCCTCGCGCACGCCTCGGGCGGCATGGTGCTCGACCAAGACCAGCTGGTCTACGCGCACGCCAAGGAGATGATCCTCCCCGCGCACCTCTCGCAGGGCGTGCAGAACATCATCGCCAGTGGAGGCGCGGGCGGCAAAGGCGGCTCGACGTTTCACTACGCGCCGACCGTGCACGCGCCACAGAGCGCGACGCTCGACCAGATGCTGCGGTCGAACGGAGACACCATGCGCGCCTGGATCAAGCAGCAGACGCGAGACGGAAAGCTCTGAGCCATGACGCTGCCGATCTACCCCGACCGCGATCAGCAATCGATCCTCGGACTCGGTTACAACGTCAAGTGGACGCCGACGTTTTTCAATCAGACGCAAACGACGATGTCGGGCGCGTCCGTCACGATCGCGCTTGCGCAATACCCACTCCACACGTTCGAGCTCACCTACGAGGTCCTGCGCAGCGATCTGACGGTCGGCGGCCAGCTGCAGACCATGTTGGGGTTCTTCCTCAGCGTGGGCGGATCGCTGGGGCGGTTCCTGTTCTTCAACGAAGACGACAACTACCCGCAGCACGGACACCAGGCCATCGGCACGGGTGACGGCTCGACCGACACATTCATCGTGGTGCGGAGCTTCGGCAACACCGGCGGCGGATTCGGCACGGAGCCCGTCGGCTACGTCCAGCAGGCGACGCCGCTCGAGGACTGGGCGCCCACGGTCTACCCGGGCATCACGGCAACCGAGCAGGTGTTCGTCAACGGCACGCTGGTCCACACGCCGGCCGATTACGTGATCGACAACAGCTTCCCGGGGAGTCCACGAATCGCCTTCACGTCGGCCCCTGGAGCCGGCCAGACCATCGCGGCCGACTTCGGCTTCTACTACTACTGTCGGTTCGCCGACGACTCCTCGACATGGGAGAAGTTCGCGTCGACGTACTGGCTCAACTCCACGGTGAAGCTCCAGAGCTGCCGGCAGGGGGCCTGACGTGTCGCTTCTCCGAGCCGCGTCGACGGCGCTCAAGAACGCGTTGGCGTCCGGCGCGCTCGTACCGCCCGCGTCGTCTGCGGACCTCGTCACGCTCACGTTGCTGAGCGGCACGGTCTACCGGTGGACGTCCTACGACTCCACGCTGACGGTCGGCTCCAACGTCTTCTCGCCCGCCCAGCCGTGGATCTCGCGCGGGCAGTGGTCCGTGCAGAACACGATGTCGGTCGACACCCTCGAACTCAACATCGACAGCAACGCGCCGAGCTTCGCGAGCGGGCCTCCGCTTCAGACGCAGGTCATCAACGGTCTGTTCGACGGCGCGACGTTCTTCTTGCAGCGCGTCTTCATGCCGACGCCGGGCGACACCTCGACGTGGGGGACGGTGGATCTGTTCCTCG